GGTGACCACACAAGCCGGGCGGCGTTTTATGTGTCGGCCCTGCAAAACGGCTGGATGACGATCAACGAAATCCGAGAGGCCGAGAACCTGAACCCGATTGGGCCAGACGGCGACAAGCACTTCGTGCAACTCAACATGACCACGCTCGACAAGGTTGGCCAGGACGCACCGGCACCGGAGCCGATGCCAGCGCCGCCCGTCGAGGAAGACGACAGCCCGGCCGACGACGCCGAGGACCAGGCCGAACAGGAGGATTCCACCGATGGAAATTGAACGCCGCTGCCTGACCGTAGACGAAGCACCCGAGTGCGAACTGCAAATCGAGACGCGCACCAGCGGGCGCGAGGCGATCCGTGGCCTGGCGGTGCCCTATAACCGGCTCTCGCTCGACCTCGGCGGCTTTCGGGAGCGAATCCTGCCCGGTGCCTTCGACAAGGTGCTGAACCGCCAGCGGGGCAAGGGCGAGATCCTTTCGTACTACAACCACAACAGCGACATGCTGCTGGGCCGCGAGTCGGCCGGAACGCTTGAGATCATCGCCGACGAGCGTGGCATCTCGTATGTCGTCGAGCCGCCGGATACCTCGGCGGGCCGTGACGTTCTTGCCCTGGTGCGGGCTCGCCTGCTGACGGGGAGCTCCTTCGCCTTCACCGTGAGCCAGAAGGGTGAGCGCTACACGACGGACGAGGGCGGCAAGGCGATTCGCGAGATCGTGGAGGCTTCCGGCCTTTACGAGGTCGGCCCCGTGAACGTGCCCGCCTACGGCAGTGCGACGACTGCGGTGGTGTCCCGGCGGTCCTATGAAGCGTGGCTGGCAGAGCAGGCTGCGGCCGTCGAAGCCGACGCCGATGCCGAGCCCGAAGTGAAGAGGGCCGTGCGTTCCCTGGTCCGTGACGCCGCTGCGGCGTGGACTCTGAGGCTCCGCAATGTCTGAAGCCCGCTGCACCTGCGGCGAGAAACTCCGCTGCCGTTCCAGCCGTCCCTGCGGTGACGAGCGGCAGCGGTATCTGCGCTGCCCCCGGTGCGGGGCTCGGGCGGTGGCGTTTGTGAAAACAACACTTTCCGAAGTGCGGTTCTGCAAGAGACCCGCCCGCTAGTGGCACTGTGGACTCCACGGCAATACCGCCGCAGGAGATTCACCACAGTGGACAACCTCAAGAAGCTTCAGGACGAGGCGGTTACCCTCGCCAACCGGATCGACGCAGTTCGCGCCATCGAAGGCGACGACGACAAGATTGCCGAGCGCGACCTCGAACTGGAAACGCTGAACAAGCGGGCCGGTGATCTCGCCAAGAAGATCGACTTCGAGAAGTCGGTCGTCGAGTCGGCCAAGAACCTGCGGTCGGTGGTGGATCGCTGCACCCCGGCCCCCGAGGTCCGTGCCGAGGAGAAGGCCGTCCGCATCGAGGCCGTCCCGTTCGCGGGCCGCCTGCGTGCGTTCGAGAAGGCCGAGGACGCCTACCGGTTCGGCATGTTCATCAAGGCCCGCCGGGGCGATGCCGAGGCCAAGCGGTGGTGCGACGATGCGGGCATCGATACCCGCGCTCTCGGTTCGACCGGTTCGACCACCGGTGCCGCGACCGTGGCCGACGTTCTCTCCTCGACCGTGATCCGGCTCGTGGACCAGTACTCGGCTTTCGTCCAGAACGCCCAGAACGTGCAGATGCCGAGCGACGTGCTGCTGTTCCCCCGCCGCACGGGCGGTGCGACGAGCCAGTGGCAGGACGAGAACGTGGCGATCACCGCCGCCGATCCTACGATCAGCCAGGTGACGCTGACGGCCAAGAAGGTGACGGCCGCCACGATTGTGGCGAACGAGCTTCTGGCCGATTCGGTCATCTCGATCGGTGACTGGGTGGCGGCCGAGCTCGGCCTGTCGCTCGCCAACGCCATCGAGTCGGCTGCGTTCTCGGGCAACCCGTCCAACGCCCCCGGCGTGGCGGGACTCGTGACCAGCCACACGGGCGGTCTCTTGGCCTCCTCGGCTGCCACCTATGCGGCGTCGCTCGTGACGGCTGCCGGTGACACGCCCGACGAAGTGACCAAGGCGAACTTGCTCGCGATGATGGCTGCGGTTCCGCAGCATTCGAGGGCGGGGAGCAAGTGGTATTGCAGCCCGTTCTTCTTCGCGACCTGCATGCAGGCTCTCGATCTGAACCAGGGCGGTTCGGTTGGCCTGTCGGCTGGCATGGGCCTCACCTTCCTCGGCTCGCCGGTGGTTCTCACCGACCGGCTCCCGAGCGGTGCGGACTCCTCGGGTGCGATCATGGCGCTGTACGGCAACCTCGCCAACAGCTCGATGTACGGCATCCGTCAGGGCATCGAGATCGCGTCCAGCGATCAGGTGAACTTCCTGAGCGAGCAGACGGTGATCAAGGCTTCGGCTCGCGTGGCGATCACGCACCACAGCCTCGGATCCTCGACCGTCGCCGGGCCGGTCATCGGCCTCGTCGGTGCTGCCTAAGTCTGGCGGCTTGACACAGTTGTGATTCTGAGCGGGCGGCTTCCGAATGGGGGCCGCCCGCTCTCTTTTTGCGAGGTCTGCATGATCGTCAAGGTTGGGGGCACTGAGGCCGACGTTCGGGTGGAGGCCATCCTGTCGATGCCCAGGCTGTCGTTCACGGCCAACCACTTCGCGTGGGCTCAGGCACTCATGCCGCTGGGGATTCGCCCCACGATGGGCACGGGTGCGTTCTGGTCGCAGGTGAACACCCGCGTGATGGAGCAGTTCATCGACAAGGCCGAGTATCTGCTGACGATTGATTACGACACGTTCTTCACGAAGGAAGACGTGGAGCACCTCTTCGCGATGGCGATGACGTTCCAGTGCGACGCGCTGACCGGATTGCAGACGAAGCGGGAAGACGGCCGCCCGATGCTGACGCTGAAGGACACGCTCGACAACCCGCCCGAGGACGGGAAGACGAGCCTGCCGATGTCGTGGTTTTCGGAGCCGGTGCAGGAAGTGGATAGCGCGCACTTCGGCCTCACGGTCATCAGCACGGCCGCCCTGAAGCGGTGCAAGAAACCCTGGTTCTGGTCGAAGCCCGGACCGGATGGCTCGTGGAACGACGGCCGCGTGGACGACGACATCTGGTTCTGGCGGAACTGGCGGGAGAGCGGTAACCGCGTCTTCATCACACCGCGCGTCGTCCTGGGCCACGGTGAGTATGTCGTGACGTGGCCGGGACAGAACCTCGGCAAGCCCGTGTTTCAGTGGACCACCGAGTTCACGACCAACGGAAAGAAGCCCGAAACTGCATGGAGCGTGCCCCAATGAAGAAACTAAGGATGCTGCGTTCGTTCCGAAGCTACCGCGCCGGGCAGGTGGTGGAGATCCCCGGCGGGCTCGCCCAAGAGTTGATTGCCAAGCGGTTCGCGGTGGAGGACCGGCAGCAGGAGTTGATTGAGACGGCGGCCGTCGAGCACGACGTGGAGACGGCCGACGCCACGCCCAAGCGGAGACGCAAGAAGTGATGTACCGCAGCCTGACACGCCAGACCGGCCCTGCCGTGGAGCCCGTGACGCTCTCCGAGGCGAAGGCCCACTGCCGCATCGACGGCAACGCAGACGATGCCTACGTCCAATCCCTCGTGACTTCAGCGCGTGAGTGGTGCGAGCAGTACCTCGACCGCACGTTGGTCTACACGCAGTGGGTCATGCGTTTCGACCGATTCCCCACCTCGGGCATCGAGGCTATGGAGCTGCCCCGCCCGCCGATGGCCGTCGCGGGCACGGCCACGGCTGTGTCGCTCACGTTCACGGCAGACGGCGGCACGACCGGCACCTATGCCGTGGAGCAGTTCCGCGTAGATCGCCAATCGACGCCGGGCACCGTGCTGCCCATCTATGCGGGCACATGGCCGCCGCACCGGATCGACGCCGGGGCGCATGCCGTGACGTGGTGGGCTGGCTACGGGGCCAGCGGCACGGCTGTACCCGCCGCGATCCGCCACGCCATCTTGATGCTCGTGGGCATGTGGTTCGAGCGCCGCATGGCGGCCGACTCCATGAGCGGCGACGAAATCCCGTTCGGCGTGAAGTCGCT